CAGAACCTGGCTGCCAACCATCGGCAGGCGGCCCAGGTAGAGGGCCGCGCCAAGGCTCGCGATGACGCTCGGAAGGTTGCTGAGGCCCGTCTCGCCGAGACCCAGGCGGCCGTAGACCGCGTCAAAGCCCGTCAGGACCAGATGGAGAACCTGTCGGACCGGGCCGAGGGGGCGACGGCCAAGACCGAGCGGGAGAACACCCGTGAGGCGCACCAGGCGGCCAGTGACGCCCACCAGAAGGCCGCCGACTTTGCCCGCCAGATGGGGGTTGCAGACCGCGCACAACGTCACCAATACATGGCCGGTGTTCATCAGACGGTTGCCGACGGACCGCGCAAGCGTACCGGCAAGGCTGGCGACCGCTCCATGGACAAATCAACCAAGGCTTCAGTGACCAAGGTTCCTATGAAGCCGTCCCAGTCGTACGAGAACACTCGGATAAAGGCTACCGGTGCCAGCGCCGGTATCGGCAAGAACGCAACTGTGTCCGACCACGAGAACGCCGCCGCCCTGCATCGGCAGGCCGCTGCTCTAGCGACCACTACGGCCAAGCGGGTCGCCCACGAGCGTCAAGCTCAGAATCACGATGCGCTGGCGCAGGACCTGGCCCGTAGGTCCGGTGGACGGTAGGCCAAGATTGTGGCGCAGGACGCGGCGGGGAACGACCCGCAGGAGGCTGAGGCCGTCCGGCTGACGCTGGCGCAGAACTATGCAGCGGCGGCCGGACTGCTGGCGCTGGAGACCGAGACGCGCAACGCGGCGACCTCCAGTCTCAGGGCCCTGATACAACGCCTGTTCCAGCAGATCGCCGGGCGGTACGTCGTGCTGGCTGGGTCGGTCGATCAATCTCTGGATCCGGTCCAGGCCCAGCAGCTGGTCGGCCAGATCGTGGCCGAACTGGACGCGCTGCGCCGGATCGACTTCGCCACCCCCCTCACCCACTATGCCGACCTGGCGGTCCGGCGCGGACTGGAGTACGGCAACCGGTACGTGTCGCAGCCGGTACCGGCGGTCGGCCTCAGTCTTCCGTCTTCAGTCGACCAAGCTGTGGGAGGGGTGGCGCAGGCGGTGGCCGAGCGGGTCGACTCGGCCCAGCAGATGGCGCAGTCCCTGGGCGTCGCCGAGTTCAAGGACCTGATCGCTGTCCAGGCCAAGGCGCAGCAGATCGCCACCCCGGTAGACCGGGCGGCGTCGTACGCCATATCGGCGGCCAACAGCCACGGGCTGGCCGTGGTGGCCGGACAGCGGGGCGGCCAGCTGCTGTGGGTATCCGAGCGGGACGCATGCGTGGTGTGCCTGGCCCTGTCCGGACACCTGGTCGACCCCATGACCGGCGAAGGATTTGACGAGGATGCGACCTTCGGGAAGCCGGGGTCGGCTCCGCTGATCTGGCCGCCGGAGATGCCGCTGACCGGGCCGCCCCGGCACAACTTCTGCCGCTGCCACGCCGAGCTATGGTTCGGGATGCGCAGCGTCGAGGGTGGACCGCTGGATGGCGCACTGTACAACCGACCGGACCTGGCGGCGCAGGTCGATCTACCTGCTGCGCTGCGGCGTGAGGCCAAGCGGTCGGTATTGCGCGGATGGAGCCTGCCCAGCGAGTCCCAGGCCGCACGGATCGACGCCGCCGACAGACTGCTGCGGCGCGGCGCGGGCCTGCCCAAGACGGTGGAGGACCGCGCCCGCCGACAGGTGCGCAATAAGCGTTTCGATGACCGGCGCGTACCGCGCGGTGGCGCAGGACGCCCCTGATCGGGTTGAATTGGCACCAGCGCACGGATGTGCGCAGGCACCGGCCCGGATGTGGAGACAGTATGACCAACCGCCTGAAGCACGCCCCGAGACTCATTCTCGGTTTCGACTCCCTCGGACGCCCCATCTACAGCGTCGGCGGGGCGCAGGACGATTTCACCGTCGAGCCGGACGACGACGCCGCGCCGGACGACGACCCCGACGCCGACCCCCAGGACGGCGACGCGGGCAAGAGCGGCAAGAAGTCGTACCAGCCGCCGGATTATGCCGAGTGGGTCCGGGTGCAGGCCAGCCTGACCAAGGCCAACGCGTCGGCCAAGGCCCGGCGCGAGGAGCTGGCGGTGGCCAACAAGCGGCTGGCCGACCTGGAGCACCGGGAGCAGGAGCGGCAGGCAAACGAGGAGCGCGCCCGCCTGCTGGCCTCGAACCAGCCCCAGCAGCCGACCGGCAAGCGCGGCAAGGGCGGACAGGCGCCGACCGCTCCGACCACCCTGCCGGACAACGTGCTGACCCCGGCCCAAGTGCGCCAGCGCGAGAAGGCGGCTGCCGAGGCGGCCGAGACGGCCGCGTCCGAGCGGTACCGGGACCAGCTCGCCCGTACGGCCGCCCGAGCGGAGCTGGTCGACGCCGGAGTGCCCAAGGCCAGCGCCAAGCGGCTGGTGGCCTTGCTGGACATCGGCGAGATCGAGATGGACGAAGAGGGCAACATCGTCGGCGGCATGGAGGACCAGCTGGAGCAGCTGCGCGCCGAGCTGCCGCAGCTGTTCGCGGCGCCGGAGCCCGAGAAGCCCAAGCGCACGCGCCCGGCTCCGCCGCGTATCCCGGCCGCCAACGCGGCCCCGCAGACCCCGGTCGACAACACGCCCAGATCGTCGGCGGAGCGTCTCGCGGCCATCGCGCTGGGCAACCGCTAGAGGGGTAAGTGGCGGGCGGCTGCCCTCGGTGCTAAACTGAGGGCAGCTCGCGGATGCGGGTGGTTGAGACCCAGGTGGGTCGATCGCAGAACCCATGAACTCAACCCCCCAACATCTGCGGAGGACTGCGGCGATGTTCCGCTCCAGCCTGCTCGCGGGACCGTCTGTTCCCGCGCGTACTCTTCTCGCCATCCTGCCGGACGGTCGTCCGGTCTATGCCGTCGCGGGTGGCGCCCGCGACACGATGGAAGCGTGGATCCCCGAGGAGTTCGACTCCCAGGTGATCATGCGGGTGAACCAGATCTCGGGCGTCGAGGCGCTCGGGTCCCCGGTCCCCATGAACTCGGAGACACGCTCCGTCCCCCGGTCCGCTGGAATCGGCGTCTCGCTGGTCGCCAAGGGCGGCACGTACGGTGAGGACCAGTCGGTCAACGACGCGGTGATCCTGTCCGCCCAGAAGTTCGGCATGGCCGTCCGCATCGCGGAGGAGGACATCGACGACGCGATCGCCGACGTCATCGCCACGAAGCAGAAGGACTGGGCGACCTCGTACGGCAAGATGTTCGACAACTCCTGCCTGGCCGTCAGCGCGGCGCCCGGCGCGGGGGTCCCGTTCGCGTCGGTGTACTACACCCTGACCCAGAGCGACAGCGCCACGGGCTACAGCGCGAACGCCAACCTGACCCAGACCGGGTCCGGCGGCACGACCTACGTGAGCCTGTCCAACTCCCTGGGCAACGTCGAGCGCGGCAACTACTTCGACATCTCCGAGATGGTGTGCCTGGCCCACCCGGCCTACCGCAACATCCTGCGCAACATCAAGGACACGAACCAGCGCCCGATCTTCCAGGAGTCGACGGCCGGGTTCCCGGGCGGCGGCATGGCCGCCTCGCCGGACACGATCTTCGGCATCCCGATCCACTGGTCGCTCGGCGCGATGACCTCGGCCGTCGCCACCCCGACGCCGACCGGCAGCCCGCTGATCGTCTGGGCGAACCGCAACTACATGATCGTCGGCCGCCGGTCCGGGCCGGAATCGGTGTTCATCGACGGCCGCAACGGCCTGTCCGCGCTCACCGACGAGTCGATCCTGAAGATGCGCGCCCGACGCGCGTTCGCAGTCGGCCACGAGAACGCGTTCGCGGTGCACGAGGACAACTCGGGCAACATCCTCATCTGATGACGGCGGCCGGGGTTTTCAGGCGGAGCCCCGGCCGCTCACCTACCGCCTGATCGGAGATCCGAATGCCCGAAGAGACGCCGCTTCCGGCGCCGGACCAGCCGACGGTCACGGACGGTGCCAACGACGGTCCGGCCACCACCCGGGACTACACGCGCGGCCAGTTCCCGTCGCTGGACGGCAACGTCGAGGCCGAAGTGACCCAGCGCCAGCCGGAGGACCACGAGCCGGGGTTCTTCACCCGGATCTTTACAGTCCACACCCGGTCGCACACGGCCGGACTGCCCGCCGACCACGAGTACCACCGGGCCAACCTGATCGGGGTTCTGCAGGACGCCATCAACCGGGGCCTGCACCCCAAGGGTGAGCCGGAGTTCGTCGGCGAAGAGCCGCACCCGTGGGAGAAGAACACGGTCAACCTGACGTACCGCGTTCCGGTCACCCCGTCCATCGTCGACCATGAGCCCGCTGTGACGGCCACGCCGTCCAACGAGCTGGTGCCGGACGAGGCGGAGCAGCCACCGGCCGACGACACACCGGCTCTGGCCGAGGACGCCGCGCCGGACAAAACCCCTGTCGAGCCGCACACCCTCTAAGGAGCCCCGGTGACCGCGACCGGGTACGGTGCCCTGAGCGACCTTACCCGCGTCGCCAAGTCGGGCGACACCATGACGGGTACGCTGGTGCTGACCGGCACCCTGCCCGAGCAGGTGCCCGCCGGGGCCGGGTCCGGCAAGATCTGGACGTCGGACGCGCTGGGCAACGGGAGCTGGCAGGCGGCTGCCAGCTCCCTGCAGCCCTGGCAGTTCGACGTGATGGCGTACGGAGCCAAGCCGGACGGCCGGTTCGTGCCGGACGGGGCGATGCAGTCGGGCAGCCCGCTGCTGAACTGCCCGAACACCACCCCGTTCACCTCTGCCGACGTCGGCAAGTACACCATCGTGCCGCGCGTGGGGGCGTCCGGCGTCACGTCCCTGGTCGCCCAGATCCAGGCGTACAACAGCCCGTCCCAGGTGACCCTGAACGCCAACGCCACGGTGACCGCATCCGGCGTCCCGATGTTCTGGGGCAGCGACAACACCAGCGCGTTCACCTCCGCCGAGACGGCGGCCAACGCCTATGCCCAGGCCAACGCGTTCGGCATCGGCGCCGTCACAGGCCCTCCGGGCGTTTACGGGCTCTTCGGCCCGCTCAAGACCGGGGCACCGACCTTCGGCAACGCCCCGATACCGCTGCACATCCCCGGGCCCCCCGTCAACAAGGTGACGATGCACCTGAGCCCGTACAACTACGAGTACGCGGCTACCGGCGCGTTCTGGCAGCAGACCGTGCCGCAGTGCACCGGGATGACCCTGGTGTCCGGCGGGGTGTTCTCCAGCCAGTCGGCCCAGGGCAACAACATCACAGCCAATGGAAACCCTGCTGTGATCGGCGGGCCGACGCCGACGAACGACTACGGCACCAGCCCGGACCTGAAGTACAGTAACATGAACTTCGTGATGCGCGGTGTCACGATCATCACTCCTCTGTCGGCCAACGGCTGGAACTACTGCGCGGTCGACCTGACCGGGGTCGCCCAGTGCACCATCCGGGACGTCAACATCTCGGTGACCGGTACCTACGTCGGCGGCGACTTCAACAACCCGGTGCTGCTGTCCGGCGGGTCGTCCAAGGGCATCCTCCTTCCGGCCAACGGCAACAACGACATCCTGGACATCGAGAACCTCAGCATCTGGGGCGGCTACACCTTCAACATAATGCTGACCGAGCACGCCGACGTGCGCAACCTGCGCAGCCTGTACGCCTGGTCGGCCATGGCGGTCGTCGGCAACTATTTCAACAGCGCAGGCGCCGGTCACGCTGTGAAGATTGACCAGTGCAGCGTCGAGGGCTGCATTTACAACGGCTACATCCTCGGGCAGGGCGCGGCCGGTATCGGCCCCTACATCGACATCGACCAGATGGACACGGAGTCCCCCGCGCCCCGCTGGCGAGACGACAACAGCGGAGCCTTGGCCAGCGCCCGGGGAACCGTCAAGATCGTCGGCCTGTACACGGCGTCCAGCATCCAGACCGACGCCAACACCGGCCTGAATATCCTGAACGGGCAGCAGGCACAGGGACCGGTGGCCGCCCTGTCCTACTCGCTCGGCACGCCGTTCCAAAACACCTACTGGCAGCCGGTGCGGGTGTCGCTGGCAGGCGGGAACGTGACGGCGATCAAGACCAGCGCCCTGATGGGCGGTCCGGGCGGGGTAGGAGTCCCGGCTCTGACCAACATGACTCCGGCCCAGTCCGGCGGCGGCGCGCTGCCCTACAGCACGTTCGACCTGGGACCGGGCGCCTGGATGGAGATCGACGGGTCGGTGAAGCCCACGACCAACCAGTGGTCGGTGGGAGTAGTCGGCTGACTGGTAGAATCACGGTTCAGTATTCAATAGGCCGACGACGATGGGAGGGGTGGTGCAGTGCCTGTCCAGGTCAACCAGGGTCAGACAGCCGACCTGATCGTCCAGTGGTACGCCTACCCCAACGGTCCGCTGACAGACGTGACCGGGCTGACGATCACGGTGAACAGCGCGGCGAGCGGCTCGGCCGTGTTCGGGCCGACCTCCTCGGGCGTGATCCACCAGGCCACCGGGCTGTACACCTTCCAGTGGGCGGTGTCGACCAGCCAGGCGCCGGGCGACTACATCGCCATCTGGAACGCCACTCTGGGCGGGTCGGCGGTCCAGACTAGCGAGATCGTCAGCGTACTGGACTTCAACAACGCGACGTTCTTGACCTGGTGCGACATCACGTTGCAGGAAGACCTGATCAACGGTCAGGGAAACGTATCGGCTGTCAACCCGGTGACGTACACCTACAACGTGACGGGCCAGACGGTCACCTCCCAGCAGGTGACGATGGGCCAGCAGGTGCTCAACCAGTTCAGTAACTACACCCCCGAGTCGTCCGGATTCAACATGAACCCGAACGACTTGCAGCTGCTGCGCTACGCCATGGCGTACCAGACGGTGTGGCAGAAGGGCAAGCCGGGTCTACTGCAGCAGGGCAACTACAAGCAGCTGAGCCAGGACGGGCTGTCCGTCACGCTGAACGGCGACGAGGGAGTAGACCGGGCGCTGATGCTGGCGCCGCTGGCCAGCCGGTGCCTGAAGCAGCTGTCCTGGCAGAAGAGCCGTAGCTTGCGCGTGCGCACACCGTTCATCGACGACCAGACACCGATCTCGTCCGATCCGGACGCCGAGGCCAACGACCTTTACGAGCGCTGGGTGGATATGTACAACTTCGGCTACCGTGGAAGCAGCGTGCCGTAGTGGGAAAGTCCGCCGACAGCATCGCCGCCCGCGAGCAGGTCTACAGGCAGCTGCGGGAGCGCTTCCCCAAGGAAGCTATCGAGTGGGTCAAGACCATCCCGTGGGACCCGGTCGGCAAGGTCCCTCTGGACGAGTTCGATACCCAGGACGAGCGCAACTGGGCGGCCTTCCGCAACCCGGCCCACGTGGACCAGGAAGTCAAGCAGTACGAGCGCGGAGAGAATGACCCCATCATCGCGGTCAAGCCGCCGGACGACCCGATCCTGATCATCGACGGGCACCACCGGTATCTGGCCCGCGAGAAGATGAACAAGAACAGGGTAGAGGCCTACGTGGGGCGCGTCCCGGCCGGAGACGGTCCGTGGCTGTACACCCACCTGTCGCAGAAGGGCGGCGACTCCGGATGATGGCGATACCGACCACCACCATCAGCATCTACCGGGGCACCTACACCACCCCCGCCGGAGACGTCCAGGACAGCACCACTCCCCTGTACACGGGCGTACCGGCGTCGATCATGGAGCGCAACCGGTTGGGCATCGACTCGACCACTCAGACGCCTATCCAGATCAGATTCATCGTCGGGCGGGTGGCGTCCGATCAGGACATCCAGGTTAACGACCGGGTCCAGGATGAGACCACCGGGCTGTACTACGCCGTGGCCGACATTGGCAACCTGTCCAGCCCGGTCCACATCCCCGACCTGCGCCTGGATCTCAAGCGGCTTACCTGACGGCTGCTGTATACTTGACCCAGCCACAGGGCCAACAAAGGGAGACCAAGCATGGCCACCATTCCGAACACCGACAGCGGCAGCGACAGCTGGGGCCCCAAGGGTCCGGAGTCGGCCAGCCACGGGGTCTCTCCAGGGACCTCGGGGCAGTTGCTCAAGGGCGCCGGAGCGATCGGCGGAGCTCAGGAGGCGCACCACCAGCCCAAGGTCGTGCCGCACCCGCAGGGCCCGTTCGTCGACCGCAGCGGCAACCGCTACAAGGTCGACTCCTGCTGACCCGGCCATCCGCCTGACCTCCAGTCCGCAACGATCCGAAAGGCCCAACCAAGATGCCTACACCCGGCGGCGCGGGCGACTTCGCCGAAGTCAAGGATGTCTCGGCCAACGTCGACACGTTTGTGTCGGCCACAGGCGAGTTCGTCGAGCAGTACGGCCTGGTCCTGGGCACCCCCCAGACCTACACCTCGAACTCCGTGATCCCCGCGTCGGCGACCAACGTGGAGATCGGAGCCATCGCCGGAGCCATCGTGCTGACGCTCCCGGCGGCCAGCGCGGTGACGCCGGGCCACATCCTGTCAATCCACGACGGCAACGGGTCGGTCAGCTCTTCGGCCACGGTCGGGATGATCACTCCGACCGGTGGCGGCAAGATCGGCAACGTGTCGGCCGCCACCTCCTCCACCTCCGCTGCGTCGTACGCGTTCCTGAACGCCCCGTACACGGGGTCGCTGCTGATCTCGAACGGCACCAACTGGAACCCGATGCGCTGACGGCGCCGGGCCGACAACAACCGAACAGCAGGAGCCGGGCCCCGGCAGCGGGGTAGACCCGTGGGGCCCGGCGCCGCGAGCCAGACGTAGAGGACGGCGCGCAACATGGGCGAAGTGGACATCGTGTTCACACCGGGCTGGGAGGATCACCTCGTGGTGATCAAGAACCGCCTGGTGATGTCTGCCATGTCCGACGTCCAGACCGACGCGCACCGCCTGGTCCCGGTGGACACCGGAGACCTGAAAGAGTCGCTGACCCTGATCCTGTA